GCCTTGGCGGGCACCGAAGGCGATCCGGTTAGTTTGGCCATCAAGCGCTCGGCCACCTGGTGGAACCGCAAGATCCTGCTGGTCTCAACGCCCACGGTCAAGGGCGCCAGCCGCATTGAGAGCTGGTGGCTGCGCAGCAATCAGTCCAGCTACTGGGTGCCGTGCCCAGAGTGCAACGCCTCCCAGGTGCTGGTCTGGCCCAACCTGGAGTGGCCTGAAGGGCGGCCGGAGGAGGCCCAGTACCGTTGCGCGCAGTGCGGCCTGCTGATTCCGCCGCACCGCAAGCCGTGGATGCTGGCGCGCGGTGAGTGGCGGGCGGCCAACCCCAAGTCCAAGATCGCGGGCTTCTGGATTTCCCAGCTTTACTCGCCCTGGAAGGAGTGGCCAGAGACGGCGGCCGAGTTTCTGGAGGCCAAGCACGGCGGGCCGGAGACGCTGCGCGCCTTCATCAACACCGCACTGGGGGAGTTGTGGGACGACGAGGCGGAGACCAGCGTCGAGGTGGCCACGCTCATGAACCGGCGCGAGGCGTTCGGTGCGCGGCTACCAGCCGGCGTGGCGGTGCTCACGGCCGGAGTGGATCTCCAAGTGGATCGGGCGGAGCTGGAGCTAGTGGGCTGGGGACGCGGCGAGGAGTCGTGGTCGGTGGAGTACCGTGTCTTTCCCGGGGATCCCAGTGCTCCCCAGCTTTGGCAAGCGCTCGAGGAGTATCTCAAACGAGAATGGCTGCACGAATACGGTATCAAGCTGCCGGTGGCTGCCTGCGCGATCGACTCGGGCTTCCACACCCAGGCGGTGTATGAGTTCTGCCGGACGCGCTACGGGCGGCGCATCTTTGCCATCAAGGGCAAGAGCGGTCCGCTGCCGGTGTGGCCGAAGCGGCCGAGCCGGAGCACGCTGGGCCGCACGCCCTTGTGGATTGTGGGCGTTGATAGCGGCAAGAGCGTCATCTATAGCCGGCTCAAAATTGAGCAGCCGGGGCCGGGCTGCTGCCACTTCCCGCGGGAGCGCAGCGAGGCGTTCTTCGAGCAGTTGCTCTCGGAGGTGTTGGTGACGAGCTACGCCCGTGGAGTGCCCGTGCGGGAGTGGCGGCGCAAGAAGGGCGTGCGGGGTGAAGTGCTGGATGCGCGGACCTACGCCTACGCGGCGCTGTGCGGGCTGGTCTCGATGGGCTTCAGGCTGGACGCCGAGGCTGATCGGATCGCTGCGCTCAGGCCGGCGGCCGCGAGCGAGGACAAGCCCGCGGCGCCCGGGCGCAAGGTGTTGCGCAGCCGGTGGATGGAGTCCGGGGTCCGCAACTCTTGAGAGGCTCACCATGGAAAACCGCGAATTCCTCCAAGCACGCTCGTTCGGCAAGGTTGCCGGGCCGGTGCCGGGGTGATCAAAGAGTTCTGGCCTACCGGCAAGTTGATTTCGCATGATTCGCGAGCTACGGATTGGGTGGCGGCTGCGGCCGCTGATTGAACGATTCAAGGAGCTGACCAAAATGCGATTCTCGGTGAACGTTGCGATTCAGATGCTGGCGCTGGTGGCGCAAGCCATCAACGCGACTTAGGATTTATTGCCCGGGCGCGCCAAGTTCTGGGCCATGGTGGTGCTGTCGGTGGTGCAAGGCCTCACCGCCGTATTGGCCCACTTTGCCAACCCGGACGGCACGCCGGCGGCAGCGCCCTACATCAAGCAGTGAAAGTGGCAGACGCTGTGCGCCTGCCAGCTGGTGGCTTGCGGTCGCGGCCGGGGGCGAGGTACACGCCGCCAATTTCGACTTCGTGCTTTTTCATGTCTGCCTCCTGGGGGTAGGTTTGTTTCACAGCGACTCCAGTCATCGCTCAGCTTCGGCGGAAAGGCAAGCAGAATCTGACAACTCGATCTCGCGCTGTTTCAAACAGATGCGGGCACGGATGATTTAGCGGCGATGTACACCGAAGAGCAACTCCAGGCCCTGCGCGACGCCCTGGCGGGTGGGGTGCGCCGGGTGCGGTTCGGCGATCGCGAGATCGAGTACCGCACCGTCGAGGAGCTGAAGGCGGCCATCGCCGCGGCCGAGGCCGACGTGGCCAAGGCCAGCGGTAAACCGGCGATCCGGCAGATCCGGATCTGGACCGAGAAGGGGTTCTGAGGCGTGGGCTGGTGGAAGCAGCTTCAGGCGGCGGTCAGGGGCGCCCCCTGGACCCGGCGGCGGGCAGCGGCTGATTACGAGGCCGCGGCGGCGACGCGCCGCACCACCGGGTGGCTCCCGGCGACGAGCGACATCAACACGCTCGTCTTCCGCAACCTGGACAGCTTGCGAGCGCGCTCGCGCGACATGGTGCGGCGCAATCCCTGGGCGGCCAACGCGCTCGATGCCTTTGTGGCGAACGCCATCGGCACCGGCATCAAGCCGCAGTCGCTCCATCCGGATGCGCGGCTCAAGGAGCGGATTCAGCAGCTTTGGCTGCGCTGGACCGACGAGGCCGACGCCAGCAATCTGACCGATTTCTACGGCCTCCAGGCGCTCGCCTGCCGCGCGGTGATGGAGGCCGGCGAGTGCTTGATCCGCCTGCGGCCGCGCCTCGCCAAAGACGGCCTGACGGTTCCCTTGCAGCTCCAGCTGCTCGAAGCCGAACACCTGCCGACGGGTGAGACCCGAAAGCTGGAGAGCGGCAACTACCTTCGCGCCGGGATCGAGTTCGACCAGATCGGGCGGCGCGTGGCTTACTGGCTCTACCGCGAGCATCCTTTCGACACGCTCCACCCGGTGGCCTCAACTGAGCTGGTGCGCGTGCCGGCCGATTCGGTGCTGCACCTGTTCCGGCCCATCCGGCCCGGCCAGTTGCGCGGCCAGCCGTGGCTTACCCAGGTCTTGGTGAAGCTCTACGAACTCGACCAGTACGACGACGCCGAGCTGGTACGCAAAAAGACGGCCGCCATGTTCGCGGGCTTCATTTTGAAGAACGCCCCCGAGGACCAGATGTTCGGCGAAACGGCGACAGATCAAAGCGGCGCCGCCCTGGCGGGCCTCGAGCCGGGCACGCTTCAAGTGCTGCTGCCGGGCGAGGACATCAAGTTCTCCACCCCGGCCGACGTGGGCGCCAGCTACGAGACCTTCATGCGCGTGCAGCTGCGCTCGATCGCCGCCGGCATGGGCATCACCTACGGGCAGTTGACCGGGGATCTGACCGGCGTCAACTACTCTTCGATCCGCGCCGGGCTGCTCGAGTTCCGCCGCCGCTGCGAGCAGTTCCAGCACCAGGTGATCGTCTACCAGTTCTGCCGCCCGGTGTGGCGGCGCTGGATCGAGGCAGCGCTAGTGAGTGGCGCTCTGCCCAAGCAAGGCGACGTAGCGCTTTACTACGACGCCAAGTGGATTCCGCCGGGCTTTGCTTGGGTCGATCCCTGGAAGGACATCAAAGCGCAGATCATGGCGGTGCGCGCAGGGTTCAAGAGTCGTGCCGAGGTGGTCTCTGAGCAAGGCTACGACGCCGAGGCGATTGATCGGGAGATCGCGGCCGATAACGCCCGGGCCCGGGAGCTGGGCTTGAGCTACGACACCGACTCGGGCGGCGATAGCGACCAAGCATGATGCGACGCGAAGAAGTTCTGCGCCTGTTCGGCGCCAAGCCGTTGCTGGTTGAGGCAACGAAGCTCGATGCCGCTTATGGCGCAAGGAAGCCGTATCCGGTTCAGGAGGGCGTGGCCGTCATCGACATTGCCGGGCTCCTGGCTAACGAGCCATCGTTGTTCGATGCCATCCTGTTCGGCGCGACGGCCTACGGCCAGATCCTGGATGAGGTCGAGCAGGCCATCGCCGATCCCGAGGTGCGGGCCGTTCTGCTGCGCGTCAACTCGCCGGGCGGCGATTCGGAGAACGCCTTCGAGACCGCCGCCGCGCTGGCCGCGCTGGCGCGCCAGAAGCCGATCTGGGCCGTGGCCGACAACTCGATGTTCAGCGCTGCGTACTTGCTGGCGACGGCGGCCGCGCGGATCTATGTGCCCGAGTTCACCGGCGGGGTCGGCTCGATCGGCATCTACGCCGAGCACTTGGATTGGAGCGAGTACAACCGCAAGCTGGGCGTCAAGGTCACCTACATCGCCGAAGGCGAGGGCAAGACCGATGGCAATCCCAACGAGCCGCTGTCGGAGGCGGCGCGGGCGGCGCTTGAGGCCGAAGTCCGGCGGCTCTACGGGCTGTTTGTCGAGGCCGTCGCTCGGCGGCGCGGTTTGAGCGAGCAGGCGATTCGAGACATGGGCGCCGCGCTCAAGTACGGCCCCGAGGCCGTCGCCGCCGGCCTGGTCGACCGCACAGGCACCTTCCGCACGGCGCTCGCCGATCTGGCTGCATTTGTAAGACCGACTTCCATTCCCCAAGGAGGCAGACGTATGAACGAAGAACCGGTTCGGGCCGAAGTGCCCGAGCCCACCATCGACCTGGAAGCGATCCGCGCCGAAGCGCACCGTCAAGGCTATGCCGAAGCGCGCGAGATCGTCGAGTTGTGCGCCCTGGCCGGCCTGCCGGCCAAGGCCGCTACGTTGCTGG